CCAATATCCTTCATTACTCTTTCAGTAACGATTGGATCAAACGTGTTGCCTCTAGTATATATCGCTTCGGCGTCGGTGCATTCTTCAACCATGATATCATATAAAGCAGTAAGAGGCAGATCCCAAGGATGCGGAGTCATTTGAGAATCACGCAGTTCTTTAGGACGTTCACCCCACCACTTGAGTGTATTTTGGTCGATCTTCTTACCATAGTTCTTAACTTGGTCTTCAACGCTGAACTTATATTCAACACAGGAAGATACCAACTCAGAGAACGAGTAAGGGTTTGTCGTAAAGCGATCCGTATCAAAAGATAGGAAAGCACACGACAGAATAGGTAGAGTCTGAGGATCTTTACCTAACGTTTCATAATCATATATTGCGCATTTCATAACCAAAATCCTATTTGTTTTCCATTACTAATAATGATGAAGAGACATGTTACAATGTGTAGTACTATCCAAAGCGTTCTGATGATAGCAACCCTGTCTGCTTTATGATCTTCGTCAAACGCCTTAGTACCGATAGCTTTGCACCAGTACTTCCACATTTATTTCCACTCCGTATTAGCCATTAACTCAGTCATACAAGCGACTACATTCAACTCGTGATCACTTACGAACGCATTCTTGTACTGATAATCAGCAAGGATAAGAACGATCTGAGGGATACTATTAGGATCCGCTTTCTCAGCCATGTTGTCGTAAACCATACGGAAGATAGCTTGTGGTTCAACATCTATGTTATCCACCACCCACTTACGCATTGTCTTGAAGTTCTTTTCCTTAAGAGCTTTGATTAGAACATTGACACGTTCTTCGCCAAGGTAAACCAATGCACCGGCATCGATCTTACCGCTGATGCTGTATCGTTGTACTTCATTGAGTACACGACGCCAATCTGGGAAGTACTTTTCAACCAACCCAGCCAATGCTTGAGGTTCGTAATCAATGTTTTCTTCGAACAAGATGTATTGTAGTCGTTTAAAGAATGTAGCAGCAATCTTTGGTTTATGTGCAGCAGGAATACTGAAGTCATATACTGAACACCGTGAGTGTAGAGGTTCAATGATACGATTCTTAAAGTTACACGTTAGGATAAACCGACAGTTATCACTGAACTCTTCGATGAAACCACGAAGGGCAGGCTGAGTCGATTGAGGGTTAAGATAGTCAGCCTCATCGAGGATAACCACTTTGACACCACCACTGAGCGAGACAGTAGAGGCAAACTGTTTAATCTTACCACGAAGAGTATCGATGTTACCTTCTTCGGATCCATTGATAACAATGTGGTCAAGATCAAGTTCATTACACAATGCACGAGCAACCGTCGTCTTACCAACACCTGCTGATCCAGCGAACATCATATTCGGCAACTCGCCCGAAGCAACGATACTACTGAACGTTTGCTTCAGGGAGTCGGGTAGGATACAGTCGGCGATAGTACGAGGACGGTACTTCTCGACAAAAAGAAATTCATTAGCCATTCACAACTCCATTACAAGATAGATCTATTATATCAAAATTCACAGGCAATGTAAATAGCTTAGCCAAATAAACTTTCGTATAGTGTTTCAAGTTCCTCGGTTTCGGTCTGTACCTGAGCAAAGGTCTGCTTATGGTAAATGGTAGCCAACTTCTTAACATACTTCTTATCAACACCAGTCTCATCAGAAACGTTTGCGATTGCTTCCTTTTGGAAATCACGTTCAGCGTCCATACGAACCATTGAGTTGGACAGCTCTTTAATCGCTGCAGTTAGCTTTTCTTTATCTTTAGGATTGGTAATCATTTCAAAGATCGCTCCAAATTGTGATTTAACATTTGAACGAATAATATCGTCATTCATAATATAGCTCCTTAATTAGTCAATAGCTTCGCTGATTGCGATTTCTTCATCGGGTCGCTGAAACTCTTCAGGCAAATGATGGTTAATAAACGTTGCAAACTTAGTACGGATCTCGCCAATCTCGGCGATCTCTGAACCTTCGAATGCACCACGCTGTACACAAGTATCGATGATGTCGATTACTGCTACCAAATCGCCAATGCCAATCTCTGGTCCATTAGCTTCTTGGGTTACTTCTTCAGTCATTATGACTTCTCCTTTCCTTTGTATATTTAAATAGGTTCCAATAATACATAAAGCATTTTGGGTAATGCGTCGGGTCAGGAATACGATCTTCGTACTCCTCAAGGAATTCTTTAATCTCCTCGTCCGACGGTCGCTCCATTATTTAATAGCCTCAATGAACTCAGCAATTTCTTGTTCATGGCCGATTGCCATCATAGACATCGGTTGCATTACTGGATTCTGACGAGATCCATTTTGGAATGCTTGAAGTTGAGCAACGACGTAGTCGCCACTCAAACCTTTCAATGCCGGTGCCGATGAGGTACCTTCGCCGTTCATACCATGACAGCCTGAACATGCATACTTAACTAATGGATTTGCCGAAGCAATCTGAGTCATACCCGCAACGATTACGACCGCTGCAAACATTAATACCTTTTTCATTTAGCCTCCTACTGAAGACGACTTCTCAAGAGCAATGAAGTACACAGTACCATCTTCGTTAGTGAACTTAGAGATCAACTTCGAAGAGATGTCAACATTATAGTCGCCACTTGTCAGTTTAAAGTTAGGGATAGAGAATACAAACTTGAAGTCCGAGTCAAGAGTAGATGTTGCATCTTGCAGTTCAAGCTTGAATGAGTTAGCCGTTGAGTTCTTGGTATCAGTCACAACGCCTACGATGGTATCGCCTTCCTTAGTAACAACCAATTCTGATACGCCAAGAGCAGACGATGCTTTACGAATAGATGCTAGGTCGTCAGAAGACAACGTGAAGTTAACATCCACGGCAGGCATGGTGATATCTTTACTTGGAGTGGTTAGGATCTCAGGATCTGAGAAGAAGTACTTAACAGCAGCACGACCTTCACGCATAGTAACGCTATTCATATCGTCAGCAAAGTCAAGGTCAGGTTGGTCGAACATGTTATAGACTGAAAGGAATTCGCCGAGGTCATAGATACCAAAGCCACCTTCGAATGTTTCAGCTACTTCAGCACGAGCCATGACGTTCTTTGCTTCTGCCATAGTACGCAATACGTTGCCTTCTTGAACAACGATGTTAGAGTTAATGCTTGCGAAGTTCTTGAGCAAGTTAACTGTGTCAGTAGATAGTTTCATAATGTTTTCACCTTTTTCAATTTTGTAGATCTATTATATCAAAGTTTAAGCCAAATGTAAATAGCAAAATCACAATTCATATGGACGATTGCGTTTTTGCTGTACACGATACAGAAGAAGATAACCTAAGAGGTCCTTAATAACATCTTCGCCTGCATCCTTACCACGGGCAAGTCGAGATAGCTTATCATCAATACGGACATTCAGTTGCTCAATGTTATCAGCCTTGGAGAATACACGGACAGGATCCAATGCTGAATTACCGTATGCTTCGTTCTTACTGATTAGGAGGTCAACGATCTCATCAGCTGCAATACGAACATCGTTTGCGAAAGATAGCTGACCTAGTTGTTCTCCTTTGCTCATTTCTTATTCCTCTTCGAAGCTGCAGCACCACCTGCTACGATCATCTGTAGCCAGAATACTGAAAGCCATGTTGGGAAGTCAACTACCCAGCCCATTGCGAACAACTGATTCATTGAATAGATCGTCGCAATAGGAACGAGAGCGATGAGTGCAAAAGCCAAAACCACTACGGCAAGAGTACCACTTGTGTTCATAACATATTTCCTTTATTAATTAAAAGCAGCATTGATGGCATCATCAATACCTTGTTCACGATCAATTACTTCCTCTTCGGTTGTAACTGAATCACTCAGAGAAGCATCGACCTTCTCATATAAATCGATGAACGATTCCTTGACATCTTCGTCAAATCGGTTAACACACAGTTCAACAGCTTTCTTACGATCCTTGAAGATACTGAATGTTTGCGCAATGTGACAGAGACGGCGAGTAGAAACCAACTCATCGATACCACCATCGTCGTAGGTCTTACG